GGCAAGGCGGGAAAGTTGTTTACAATGGCTTCGTGATCAAGGACTAGGTGACATTATTAAAAACAATGTGACTGTGTCTTTTGGTAAGGGGGAAGATGACAAGGCTGAGCAATTGCTTAACCTTGCAGCTGATAATGGTTTTGAACCGCAACAGAAATCTGATGTGGCTTGGAATACATTAACGGCTCTATATCAGGAGCGTGTCCAGTCCGGGCTGGATATGCCTTCTGAAAGCTTTAGTCTTTGGATTAAAGATAAAACTAAAATAACTCGGAAATAAATAATGGAGAATGTATAATGAGTAGTGAAATGACGAAAAAAGACACTGGATCTATTGCCTTATTTGGCGACGATGCAGCGAAAGGTTTTGAAAATATGACGCAAGAAGATATGGCGTTACCATATGTCAGAATCTTGGGACAACTATCACCGCAGGTAACTGATGGTGATGCGAAGTATATAGAGGGTGCTAAACCAGGTATGGTCTATAATACTGTTACCAGCGAAGTTTTTGATGGTAAAAAGGGTATCAAGGTTATTCCTTGTTATTATAAGAAGGATTTTCCAGAATGGTCGGATAGAGGAGATGGCCCAGGCGCACCTGTGGCAGTACACTTACCGAACAGTCCGGTAATCCAAACTGGTAAGAGAGATGGCTCTAAAATTAGATTACCTAATGGTAACTATTTAGAAGAAACAGCTTCTTATTATGTTTTGGTTGAAACAAAAACAGGTGGGATGACACCAGCGTTGATTACTATGAAATCTACGCAACTTAATGTCAGTAAAAAATGGAATTCTATGATGAAAACCATACAAATATCTGATGGTAAGGGTGGATTTGCTATCCCTCCCATGCATGGGGTTGTGTATAACCTAGCATCTGTACTACAAAAGAACGACAAAGGTTCGTGGTATGGTTGGTCTGTTACACAAGACAGAATTATGGGACAAGCTGATAAAACTTTATACCTAACGGCTAAAGATTTTAACAGTAGTGTTTCTAAAGGAAACGTGCAAACAAAAGCAGATGTGGAAGAGAAAGCTAAAGATACGACACCGTATTAATTTAGTTTTAAGGGGATCGTAAGATCCCCTTTACAAAGAAAGTAAAAAGGAATATATGAATAAGTTCAAACAAATTTTTAGCGGATTAACGATAGCATATGGACAGTATCAGCCCGGTGACAGAGGAGAAAATGGCACTAAACAAAAAGGTAAAGCCTTTATTGTTCGTAAAACCGTTACCGACGAACTTTGGACCAATCATCTTGCCGGAAAAGGACCCGCTCTTGGGATTATCCCTATCACAGAAAATAACGATTGCAGGTGGGGTTGCATTGATATTGACGAATACGACCTTGATCATATTAGCCTCATTAAAAGTATTAGGAGTCTTAAACTCCCTGTAATAGTCTGCCGATCTAAATCTGGTGGAGCCCACGTCTTTTTATTTACTAAAGAAAATATTCCTGCATCATTGATGCAATCAAAATTAAAACAAATGTCTCTCATACTTGGTTACGAGGGATCTGAAATCTTTCCAAAACAAACAGAAATTTTAGTGGAACGTGGTGACACTGGAAACTTTTTAAACTTACCTTACCACAATCAAATGAAAGGACTACGTTATGCTATCAACGATACTGGCGCCGGTTGTACACTTGAGGAATTTTATAAGCTCTATGATGTTTACAGTCGCACGCGGAAAGAAGTTGAAGAAATTAAAACGGAAGAAACGAAAATAGAGGAAGCATTTCCTGGAGGACCTCCTTGCTTAAACAAATTAGCATCAATTGGTTTTGGTGAGGGGTCTAGAAACAATGCATTATTTAATATAGCAGTTTATTATAAACAATCTAATCCAGATACTTGGGAAGATGAAATTGTAAAAGCTAATTCTAAATATATGGAACCCCCTTTAAATAATAATGAGGTCCAACAATTAATTAAATCAGTTAATAGAAAAGGTTACGACAAGTACAGATGTAAAGATGCACCTATTAATTCTGTATGCCAAGCGGGACTTTGTAGAACAAAAAGATTTGGTGTAGGTTTTGGTGAAGAAGAAATGCCAGTACTTGGAAGTTTAACTAAATATAGATCCACACCACCACAATGGTTTTTAAATGTAGATAAAACTAGAATTGAATTAAAAACAGAACAGTTATATAGCCCACCTTTATTTGCTTTAGCATGTTTAGATCAAGCTAATTTAATAGTTCCAGTACCTAAACCTAAAGATTGGAAACAACATTTTTTAAAACCAATGATGACTAATTTACAAGAAGTAGAGCCATTAGAATCTTTAGATCCTATGAATGAAATTATGGGACTTTTGCAAGATTGGACAACCAATAGACAAAGTGCAAGAACTATGGATGATATATTTAATAAACTTCCATATACGGAAGATGGTTTTACTTACTTTAGAATGGAAGATTTTTATGCATTCTTAAAAAAGAATAACTGGGATATGGATAAAGTTAAAACAGGAAACTTAATTAAAAGATTGGATGATATTTTTATTGAGGAAACCAGACTACGTGTAAAACAACAACAACCTAGAGTTGTGAAAATTAAAACTATGAAAAAATTAGACGCAGCAGTTTCTAAAGTAGAATATCAACAGGATGATTTTTAATGAGAGTAGAAGCTTACATGGATTTATTTACAATAACATTTTGGACAGCAATTTATATATGGGTAATATTTTTATGATAGGTGAAAATATATTATTAAAATTAAAATTAAAATTATCTAATCAAGAACATACTATTGATGATTTAAGAGCACACAATAAACAACTAATACAAAAGGTAAAAAAATATGAAAACAATAATATTGGGACCACCGGGAACAGGGAAGACAACAACGTTGTTAAACCTAGTGGACGAGTTCATTCAGCAAGGGGTTAGGCCTAAACAAATAGGTTACTTTTCCTTTACTAAAAAAGCAGCCACGGAAGCCGCAACTAGAGCGGCAGAAAAATTTGGTTTAGACATAGATAATGATCTATCTAATTTTAGAACTTTGCACTCATTAGCTTTTAGAAATTTAGGTATGACTAAAGAAAAAATGATGAAAATAGAGGACTATAAGGAATTTGGGCAGAAATGTGGCATACCTATTAAGACGGCCAGATATTCTGTAGAAGATGGTACTTTTAATTCGGATAATGAATATTTAACTATTATAAATACAGCTAGAGTTAAGAGAGTTGATTTAATGGAATATTATGATTCAAGACAAAATATATTAGATATAGAAAGAAGTACATTATTTTTGTTAGCTGAAGAACTAGAAAGATTTAAAAAAGAAAAAGGTTTAAAAGACTTTACAGACTTACTGGAAGATTTTATAGAAAAATCATTACCAGGTAGCTTTGAAGTATTATTCATAGATGAAGCACAAGATCTATCTTTATTACAATGGGAAATGGTTAGACATCTTTGGAAGTATGCAAAGAAAACTTATATCGCCGGTGATGACGACCAGGCAATATTTAAATGGGCCGGAGCAGACGTAGATCACTTCATAGCTTTAAAAGAAGAAGTAAATGATATTAAAGTATTAGATCAATCTTATCGTATTCCAGGTGGTCCTATCCATGAACTATCACAAAAGATAATAAACAAAGTACAGAATAGATTTGTAAAAGAATATAAGCCTAGAGATGAAATAGGATTATTAAAAAGATATTCTGATATAACACAGGTAGATATGAGTAGCGGCAACTGGTTAGTATTATCTTCGGCAAACTATTTTCTAGATGATGCCAAAGATTTATGTGAGATTCAAGGATGGTATTACCAATATAAAGGAATAAATTCCGTACCATTAAAATTATTGCTTGCATTAAATAACTGGGAGTCCTGGCGTAAAGGTGAATTCTTAAATCATTTAGAGATTAAGAATGTTTATGAATACCTAGGAGAGAATGTTTCTGTAGGATTTAAGAAGGGTAAAACTTTGCATTCGGACGCGAAGTATACACTAAAAGAATGTCAAGAGCAACATGGATTAATAGCATCTGACGTTTGGTATAAATCATTTAAAGGTTTAGATCCAATGACGGAAAACTACATCCGTAACATGAGGGCGAATGGTGAGATGATAAATAAAAATCCTCGTATTAAAATGTCAACCATACACGCAGCAAAAGGAGGAGAAGCCGACAATGTTTTATTGTTACAAGATCTTACAGGTGCAGCACTAGAAACTTTTAGTCATGACCCGGATGAATTACATAGATTATTTTATACCGGAGCGACAAGAGCGAAGCGCGAATTGCATTTATTAGATCCTAAAAACTTTGACCGGGCTTATATAATATGAACTGTTGGCACTGTAACACTGAATTAATATGGGGTGGTGACCATGATATAGAAGAAGAAAATGATACTTATAGTATGGTGACAAATTTATCTTGTCCAGAGTGTCATAGTTTTGTTGAAGTATATTACCCAAGTGAAGAAACATTAAAGGAGTATAAAGATTATGAAAAAACTATACAAAAAACTAAAAGAAAAAGGAATAGTTAATAACAAAGTTAAACTTGGAGATTTAAAAAGTTTATTGACACAAGTTGGAGGAGATCATTATAAAAAAATGTTGATTCAACCCGCTGAATTTATTAACAAAAATAAGTTGCTATTTGCAGAAGGTAACGCTATAAAATATATCTGTAGACATAATCATAAGGGAGGAGAAGAGGACGTGAAGAAAGCTATACACTATTTAGAAATGATATTAGAAAGGGATTACTCATGAGAAGAACACAAATGCCACTATTCGCACCCGAAACAGAATGGGTTGCACCACATGAACTAAAAGATTTATCAGGTTATAAGGAAGTTGCTATTGATTTAGAAACCTGTGATCCATATTTAATGACTCTTGGGTCAGGTAATGTCACTGGAAAAGGACACATTGCAGGCGTTGCGGTGGCCGTGGATGGATGGTCAGGATATTACCCTATTGGACATGAGGGTGGAGGAAATATGGACAAAAAGCTCGTATTGGAGTGGGTCCAGGATTTGGTTAATCAAGAGAAAACTACCTTTATATTTCACAATGCAATGTACGACGTGTGTTGGTTAAGAAATGTAGGTATCAAAATTAGAGGTAAGATTGTAGATACTATGATTGCAGCATCTTTAATTGATGAGAATAGAATGTCTTATGCATTAAATACATTAGCCAAACATTATGTTGGTATAGGTAAAGATGAAAAGGTATTACAAGAAGCAGCTAAAAGTTATTCAATAAATGCTAAAGCAGAAATGTATAAACTCCCTGCAATGTATGTAGGTGAATATGCTGAACGTGATGCTGAAGCTACTTTAAAACTTTGGCAAAGATTAAGTGTAGAATTACAAACTCAAGAACTTATGGATGTATTTAATTTAGAAACTAAATTATTTCCTTGTCTAGTTGATATGAGATTCAAAGGTGTAAGAGTAGATTTAGAACATGCAGCTAAACTAAAGAAAAATTTAATAGTAAGAGAGAACAAAATACTTAATAAAATCAAGGAGTTAACAGGTATTAATGTAGAAATACATGCAGCAAGAAGTATCGCTACAGCTTTTGACAAATTAAAACTTCCTTATGATAGAACTGAAAAAAGTAATGAACCTAGTTTTACTAAAAACTTTTTACAAAATCATCCTCATGAATTAGCAAGATCTATTGCGGATGCTAGAGAGATTAATAAAGCACACACAACTTTTATTGACTCCATTACCAAACATTCTCATAATGGTAGAATTCATGCAGACATAAATCAAATAAGATCAGATCAAGGTGGAACGGTTACTGGAAGATTCTCAATGAGCAACCCTAACTTACAACAGATTCCCGCAAGACATCCGGAACTTGGGCCAATGATTAGATCTATTTTTATTCCAGAAGAAAAAACTGTTTGGGGATCATTTGATTATAGTCAACAAGAACCTAGAATTTTAGTACACTATGCAAAGTTACAAAGTTTAGAAGGTGTTGATGAGATTGTTAATGCATATAATGCCGGAGACGCCGACTTTCACCAGGTAGTTGCGGATATGGCAGGAATTGAGCGTAAACAAGCCAAGACTATTAATCTTGGATTGATGTATGGAATGGGTAAAAATAAATTAATGTCTGAACTGGGATTACAAAAAGAATCAGCTGAAAAATTAATTAGACAATATCACACTAAAGCTCCCTTTGTTAAGAAGCTTATGGATAATGTAACTAGAAAAGCAGAAAACAGGGGTAAGATTAGGACTTTAGGTGGACGTGCATGTCATTTTGACCTTTGGCAACCTACGCAATTTGGTATTTTTAAACCTTTACCATTGGAACAAGCTAGAAAAGAGTACGATGAACCTTTAAAACGTGCATTTACATATAAAGCATTAAATAAATTAATTCAAGGATCCGCTGCAGATATGACGAAAAAAAGTATGGTAGCTTTGTATGAAAGTGGTATAGTGCCTCACATACAAATTCATGATGAAGTAGATATTTCTGTAGAATCTGATGCTCAAGCTGAACAAATAATTGAAATTATGGAATCAGCTG